TATGTAAAGAATCCTGCAGGTAATGTTGTTAAAGTAAACTTTGGACAAAAAGGAATGAAAATAAGAAAATCAAATCCAAAAGCAAGAAAATCTTTTAGAGCAAGAATGAATTGTGATAGTCCAGGACCAAGACATAAAGCAAACTATTGGAGTTGTAGGAAATGGTAATATTTGGTAAACTCAAATATTTTCCGTATATTTAGAAAAATAGAATTATATAAAAATGGCAGATAAATCAATATTTAGTAGGTTACAAAAATTATTTTCAACTAATACAATTGTCCGTAAAACGGCCGATGGTGTAAAAGTTATCGATACGGATGAGTGGCAGAATATGACCACCAATCTTGTAGATAGATTTATGAAGTTGAAAGTAACAAACTACGGAACGGGACAAGTAGAATCATCAATGGCGTATCAACAAGTTAGAATTGATTTGTTTAGAGATTACGATTCAATGGATACGGACCCGATATTGTCATCAGCATTGGATGTATACGCGGATGAGTGTACTGCTAGAAATGAACAAGGAAATGTATTAAAGATACATCATGACGATGATAATGTTAAACAAATATTAGAAAATCTATTTTATGATATTCTTAATGTTGAATTTAACTTATGGCCATGGACAAGAAATTTGGTAAAGTATGGTGATTTCTTTTTACAATTAGAAATGGCAGAAAATGTTGGTATCGTTAATGTGATGCCACTATCTACTTATGAAGTGAGTAGAGTAGAAGGGTTTGATTTACAAAACCCACAAAGAGTTAAGTTTGTATACGCACCATATCAAAATCCATTAGGAGGATATGGTATGAGTCCAAAGAAAGAATTTGAAAACTATGAAATGGCCCACTTCCGTTTAAATTCGGATTCAAACTTTTTACCATATGGTAAATCAATGGTAGAAGGTGCAAGAAGAGTTTGGAAACAATTAATGTTGATGGAAGATGCTATGTTGATTCATAGAGTAATGAGAGCTCCTGAAAAAAGAATCTTTAAAATTGACGTAGGTAATATACCACCAAACGAAGTGGATAACTACATGCAAAAAATCATTAACTCATCTAAAAAAGTTCCATTTGTTGACGAAAGAACTGGTGAGTATAACTTAAAATATAATGTTCAAAACCTTATTGAAGATTATTACATGCCTGTGAGAGGTAATGATAATGGAACATCTATCGATACCTTAAAAGGATTGGAATATAATATGATTGATGACATTAATTACTTAAAGGGTAAGTTGATGGCAGCATTAAAGATTCCAAAAGCATTCTTAGGATATGAAGAAGAAACAAATGGTAAAGCAACTCTTGCATCAATGGATGTTAGATTTGCAAAAACAATTGAAAGAGTTCAAAGAGTTTTAATTTCAGAATTAACTAAAATTGCAATCGTTCACTTATATGCACAAGGAATTGATGACGATAATTTGACCAATTTTACATTAGAATTAACTATTCCATCAAAAATATACGAACAAGAACAAGTTGAATTATATACTTCTAAAGTAGCATTGATTCAACAAATGCAACAAACTAAAATGTTCTCTAAAGAGTGGATGTATGAGACGGTAATGAAAATGGCTAAAGATGAACAAGATGAATTAACACTTTCAGTATTAGAAGATACTAAACAAGCATTTAGATTAACATCAATTGAAACACAAGGAGTTGACCCAGCTAAAGAAACTGGAACTGAAGGACAAACTAATATTGAAGAAGAATTAACTAAATTAAAGTCGGAATTAGAAGAAGATGGTAATATAGGTAGACCAAAAGACCCTGTTAGATATGGTAAAGATGACCATCCGGAAGGTAGAGACCCATTGGGTATAAAGACACTTAAAACAAAAGAAGGGTCGGTAAAATATAAACCAAGAAACAATTATCAAGAAATATTTAAAGATATGAATGGTAATAAAAAAACTATTTTAACGGAAGATTTAACAAAAGAGTAATAAAGTAATATAAAAACATATTTATATCTGACAAATTAGACAAATTGATGAAAAAAATAAAACATTCGAAGTTCAAAAATACTGGATTTATATTTGAATTATTAGTAAGACAAATTACGTCTGAAATCATGTCTGCTAATAAATCAATTGCAGAAAAGATTTTAAAAGAACATTTTAATTCTAAAAAAGAATTATCTAAAGAATTAAAATTATACCAATATTTGATTAACGAAAAATATAATTCGGAATCAAAAGCTGAACAATTTATTAATACGATATTAGAAGCTCGTAAAAAGATTGATGAGAAAAAACTTACAAAAGAAAAGTATATCCTTATTAAAGAAATTAAGGAAACTTATAATTTGGATGAGTTTATTAAATCTCCAATATCAAACTACAAAACTCTTGCATCTATTTATAAGATATTTGAAACTGTTACATCCGAAGAATCATTTGACCCAACGGATATAGTTTCATCTAGATTTACTATTGCAGAAAATATTATCAATTCATCTATTCAAAATAAAGATGCAAAGGTAAAAGATGCGGTTTTAGAAGAATATAGAAAACAAGATGATGATTTGAGAGCAGTATCATATAAATTATTAGTAGAATCTTTTAATAGTAAATACAAAAATCTAACCGAAGACCAGAAAGGATTATTGAGAGAATATATTAACAACATCAATAACACAGGTAAATTGAATCAATATGTTAATGAAGAAGTAACTAAATTAGTCGATTCATTAAAAGAAGTAGGTTCTAAAATTTCGGATAAAGTTACTAAAATTAAATTAGCAGAAACAATTTCAAATATTAGAAAAATTAAATCTGTAAAAAAGATTAAAGAACAACATTTATCTGCAATGATGATGACATATGAACTATTAGGTGAATTAAAACAATCGATTAAAAAATAAAATTATGAGTGTAAATTATAGAGCATATAACGCAAAATTAGTAACATCTGGTTCTGCCACATTAATAGATAGAGTGTGGGGTGTGTTACCTGTGAGTGGTGTGACCGGTACAATTACTTTAGAAGGTAATACAACCATTTCATTGGCACATTTAACAGCAGGAGAACCTTTTCCTTGTTATGTAAAAAGTATTTCAGTAACCAATGGTGGTTCTGTTTATGTATTAGCTTAATATTATCAAAATGCCAGCAGTATCAAAAGCACAACAAAGATTTATGGGTATGGTTCATGCCGCTCAAAAGGGTGATATGGAAAATCCATCTCCAGAAGTTTCTAAAGCAGCAGACTCAATGTCTGATAAAGATGCTAAAGATTTTGCATCAACATCTCATAAAGGATTACCTGATAAAAAGGATGAACAAATCAAACAACTTAAAGAAAAGATTCGTCAACTTGTAAGAGAAAAAATGATGGGTGAGATGAATGTAACCGGAAATGTACAAGGATATAACACACCCAATGCATTTGGTAAAAGAGAAGATGAAAAAAGTAAAGGCAAAAAACAAGCAGATTTGACTGGATATAGTGTAGTGAGTGAGAATCGTTGGTTAGATTTAAAAAACGAAGAATCAACTGCACAAGCTAAAATAGGTAGAGGTATATCCAACATCAATAAACAATTAAAAGAAATGGAAAGATTTCTTAATTGGTATGGTAAAATTAAAAATGAAAGTGGTGTTGATAACAAATCTTACTGGAAAAGAACAAATGGTCATATTTATAGTATAAAAGAGAGATTAATAAAATTAGACCAAAAAATCAGACAAATATCGGAATAATGAAACATACAGAATTAAAAGAACTTATTAGACAAGTCGTAAAAGAAGAAAGTGACTATCAACAATTGTTTAAGCATATGTTAGATAGAACTGGAAAATCTATTCCTGATATGTCTGATGATGAAAAAGTTAAATTCTTCACTGCGGTAGATAAAGCAGCAAAAGCAAAAAATGAAGGTAGATTAACGGGATATAATGAAGCTGAACTATCTGCAGGTCAAAAGAAACTTGATGTAGATGGTGATGGTGAAATTGAAGGAAGTGATTTGGCTAAGTTAAGAAGTAAAAACGAAGAAAAAAAAAAGTAGATGAGAATCTTATACTGGGTGTAATGACCACAATTGGTTCTATACTCATTGGTAAGATTATCTTTTATTATATTGTAGATTTGGCACAAAAAGGAATGAAGTATTTCCAAGGAAAACCAAACTATAAAAAAGAGGTTAAAAGTATTTTAGATTCAATTGCAGATAATAAAAATGTAATTGAAGATATATCTAAAATGATTGACCCGAAAAAAGGAATTGACAATAGTACCGCTGAGGATATTGTTAATATGGGATATATTAAGACACAGATAATTAAAATGGT